AACACATCTTGTATTTCAACTTTCATACTTTACCTTTGGAAGTTTACTGTCTGCACTACTTACACAAGTAGGTGTAATACATTTAGCTGGTGCCTTAAAGAGCTCAAAGCCGCCGTCTAACGTGCCTAGAGGTTCGTCATGACAACTGTAGCTGCGCTTAACTTCATTCTCTCTAATAACGCATCCTTGGTATCCTGCATTACAACTCCAGCCTTTGAACTTATTGAATCCAAAAGCATTAAAGCGTTCTGCTTGATCTACATAATATATTTTACCATCTTTGTCTTGTAATTCTACCTGTAACAACGGTATTATTTTTTTAAATTCGTCTGGGATTCTTTGAGGGAATCCTGTTTGCAACAAGTTGAGTTGTTCTTTAGTATACCCAGATACCACACGGGAGGCGGTAGGATCGGATTGGGGCTTGACAGTGACATTAATACCTCTGGCGGCAAATCGCTGTAGGCGCTCGTAAAGCTCTTCAAACATTTCTGGCACCATAACTTGATTGATCGTAACATACACTCCTGCCTTCATAAGCTGAAGACACTTATCTCCAAACTCTTGTTCATTTGCAAACTCCGCATGGTAGCTTGCTGTAATACTCCTACGTTGCAAACTGCTCGTAGATTCTAACCAGTTGTTCCACCATTTGCTTCCTGGGCTTAGATTGGTTGTCATGTGGATACTCTGGTACTTGGGTGCTGTATCACTACAGTAATGGTCTATAACCTTCCCAAAGTATTTATAAGCAGTAGGTTCGCCGCCGCTAAAACTAAAGTGAAAGTCAGTAAACCCGTTTTCTCTTGCTTGGCGTTTTATTTCGTCAATAGAATTTGTATATACTTCTAAATCTTGGTGATCAGGAGTGCTACTGCGAGCATAGGGCCAGCAATAACTGCAATTATAGTTACAAAATCTAGCAAGGATCCAACTAACTGTGAACAATTTTGTACCTAGTAAGGTCTTTTGTCCAAAGCTTGTTATGTCCTCAAATGGTATGTTTTGAAAATTGTTCATATAGCCAGTCAAAGTCGTTTATAAGTTTAAGATCAGCCATATTAGATATGCCAAACTCCCGCCCAGCGTTAGCACCAGCAATAGTGAAATCACCACAGCGTCTCTCACTGCCTTTTGTACACCAGATATTAAGTCTATTTTTGGTTTCTTCATCGTTTTGCCTCAAGATTGTTTTACTACTTAATTTAGCACATTCTCTAAATGCACTGCGCCATGCTTCAAACGGGTTTGTATTAAACGCTGTAATATTTGCAACTTCTTCTACAGCAATAAAATGTGGACTAATGCTTGTAGTCATGTCAGTCTTACTTGTGTCCATATCAATTGTCATTTGCCGAGGAAATAACTTTACTCCTCCGTAACCATAAACTAAATCATTGATAGGATTTTGACTGCGCCATACATATACGTGATCTAATTGGTGATCAGGAACAACATAATCAAAGTTAAAGTCGTCCATGATGATTGCATCAGCATCTACAATCCAAAACATTTTAGTAAAGCATTTCTTTGCTGCTTTTATGTGTGCTTGGTGTATTCCTTTAACTCCGTGTACACGTTTAGCCATAGGGAACTTAGCCTTAAGGGTAGCGTAGTTAGCATCTGCGCTAGGTTCTTGATAACTTATGAATACAATATCATACATTAAAATTCATATCCAAATCTGTCAATGTCTTCTTTAAAATACTTTTCAATAATAGCTTTAGTTGTCGATGTATAGTGCTTCTTATAGTCAATTGTAAAATCGTCTACACCTAACGGTATGTCTGATTCAAAGTATTGCTGCAACAGTTTAAAGTCTTCATTTAAATGCTCTGCACGAAGTATATAATCAACTCGAGTGTTATCATAACTAATCCAAGTTGATTGCGGAGTAGAAGGATGTGTTTTAGCATCAAGTATCTCGCATTGTTCTATACTATTTAAATATGCGTCAAACGAAGTAAAGTCTATGTTTTTAAAATGTTTCGAAACTTCAGCAACTCCTGGATATCCAGTCGGCGGGTCTATTGTCATATTATACGCCCACAATGCTCTGCCCCACGGATTTGTTACGACACCGACAACCTTAACTCCGGGATACATTTCGTTAACTTCTTTAAGTGTTAGTCTATCTTCTTCAATTTCAAAATCGCGGATAAATCTAAATGTTGCATTAGGATCTTTTTCAGCCCATTTGTATATATCCCAATATTTCAGAGGAGTGCGTATTGGTAATATAACTGTGAAAAAAGAGTCGTCATTTTTATAGTTCATTAGAAATTACACCATCAAACATTGCTTTAGCTCTGTCACTGTAGTAATTATACAGTCTTTCTCGGCAAAAGTCAACATTATTCTCAAATCTAGTTTTATTTTGTACCCAAAGGTCTTTAGTACGCTTGTTATTTGTTAATAACTCTGCATTGTCTATAATTGCAGCTTCTAACCGTTCTACAGGATCATCAATAGCATCATAACTATGATCAACTATATCATCAAACATATCTAAACCCATTGAACGTAAAAAGTCTACGCTGCCTTTGCTGCATAACAATATTGGGAACGAACAACCGTATATACTATTTAATGTTTTTTCTGTTAAGTTGTAACACTTTTCAGTATAACTAGTTTCGCTTATAATTTCTACAAATGTATTTTCATAATATGTTTTTAAGCTATTTTTAAAATTACTAACATTATCGTTATCGTGCTTTTCATATATAGCAAGACTGTCAGTTAACAGATCAGTTGATGTTAATAACTCATTCCACCCATCGGAATAAAGAGCTGAATCAGATACTTTCCATTTTGTATAATCTATAATATCTGTGATTGTATCTTTAAACATACATGATATTAATCCGTGCTTCTGCCAGCCCAATGCATGTAATAATGCAAGTGTCATTGGCCTATGTGTGCGTTTATTTCTATTAAGGCTGAGATATGTACGACTACTATCTAAGTTCTTTTCTAATACAGGCTCAACTGTTTTATACTCTTTCTGATGATTAGTAATATCGCCTCCCCAAGGAATTATACTAACATTAGGATTTTTAATATATGTGTCGAGACCTTCTACTGATGTTAATAGAATAAATGTTTTATCGCTATGCTCGTGAAATAACTTAATAAGATATTCAGCTATGTCAGGAACAGTATCTTCTTTGTTAAAATCGACAGAAGTTAAGTGATCCTTTAGTCCAATAATAACTAAGTTTGATTTTATACTGTCCGTTAATTGATTTCTATAATCAGTTGCTGTCAATGTTTTCCAATTGCCGTTAACATCGTAATCACTGTATTGATAGTAAGGATTAATTGTTGTTGCCCACAAATAAATTTTATCACACGGAAACTTTATTTTAGACGTTACTTGGAAAAATAATCTAAAAGTAAATGAATCACCGGGCGGACGTTTTAATACACTCATAACATACTTCTAAAAGTATTATAAGGAAATGTTGCTTCTATTCCATCAACAGTATTACTCTTATGTTGTTTATTAAATTCTTCTATATACGGAACTAAAGATCCATCTCGTAATCCTGATTCCCATCCTGATTGTTTTTTGCGTATCCTTGTTCCAAAGAGTTTATTACTATTAAGATATTTTAGTTTATGAAGATTAGCGTTATTAAAAGGCGGAGTTATTAATTTATGTTTTTTCCATTTGTGTAAATTTAGATCTAAGAATGCTGCTGTTAGCTCTGGAGAATAATCATACCAACTAGAAATAAGAGGTCTATTAATTGTGTTGCCGTGTATTGCTGCTGAAAAGTGCTTTTCATATATAACTATATCACATTGTGTCTTACTAGCCCGTCTAAAGTTATCTGCATTAATGCCATCGCATATTATTGGTATGTTATCAAGACTTTCTATAAGCTTCATCATAACCATATAACCAGCAGAGGCAAAGTATCCTAGATTCCACATGTCGTGTGCATCATTTTCTATAAACTTTTTTAAATTACAATCTATAATAGTAGGTGTAACATTGTAAATTTTACAAGTAGTAAGTGCTTCGTGAAAATCAACTGCATTAATATCATCGTTGTATTTTGCAATGAAAACATTTATAGGAATTTTTGCTTCTACATAACTACGAAGTACTAGTTCACTATCTAAGCCACCTGACAATAGTAAGTCAAGCGGCTCATTAAATGCATCCTTAACTGCGTGTGCATTAAGTAATAACTCTTCGTGATAAGACTTAACTGGCCTAGAAATAGTTTTCTTAATACGCAGTTGCCACCATTCGCTCGCATCTGTTGTTCTAGTTTTTGCAACTCCTAGACGGTCATAATGATAACTGAGCCAATCATTTTTCCAATACATCTTTAGTATCATCCACGTCTAGTACTTGTTTGCCAAATGATGCAATGTTCCAAAGTCTTTCATGTGACCAGTATATAAACATGTTAACAAGTGTTGCTACACCCATAAACGAAAGTCCTACCTTCCAACTTCCTGTTAATACCCACGGCATCCAAAAGTTGTTAAAAGTAATAATAACTCTCCACGATAGGTCTTTACTAATACTTCTATACCATTTTTCACTATATGTGCTTCCAGCTTGTTCTCTGCTCCATTGTATCTTGTTCCATACTCTTTCATGGACCCAATATAGGACTATGTTTACAGCAGCGCCAAGGCTTGCCATTTGTATGCCAAATGCCAAACTTCCCGTAACTATCAGTCCGTTAATAATTTGTACAAGTGTTATTATTATTCGCCATGACACAGACTTGCCAATAGTACGTTTGTATGCTTCATTAAATTTAATCATAGATTATCCTTTTTATATAACAGTACTTATATGCGCAGTTAATGATTATTATATAATTGTGGCTACAGTTTGTAAAACTTAGAACGATGAGCAGAAATACCCCAATTAATATTATTTTTAATCATATGTTTTGAATCAGTGTTTTGCCCTAGATACTTTATAGTTTCTAAATAATTCATTCGTGTGCGCTGATCTGCTATTTCCCAAAACCAATCATCCATTTGGCGTTTGATGTGAGTACTAGGCTTTTCTACTTGGAACTCTTCACAGAACTCTCTAGGATATATTGCGTCATGTATAATATCTCTATATTCGCTTATGTGTGTTGTTAATGCCTTTTCGGCCATATGCTGAATTGCTGGATTTAGTTCGTAGTGAGCTTTTATTAATTGCGATTGTTTAACTACTATTTCAGGAAAGTCTGGTGTCCAATAAAAGAATTCAGTAGTTACTCGATCATTAGTGCCCATAAAATCAACAGGGCTCATAACATGGTATGCAGAGTTATCTTGGAAATATGCATAGTAGTCGCCGTCAGTTTTGCACACCAAAGGTTTGTCAATTCCCATAACGTAACATGTAGACTTTCCAGTATCTTGCTGTCTAAGAAAATGTGCATCATTATGTTGACATACTTGTCTTAATATTCCTGATATACTAATAGTTACACCTAACGGCATAGTTTCATACCAGTTATCTTGTTTACTTAATATTTCTAAGCCTGTTTTTGCAAAGTCCTTTAGTGTAATTTTAGTCCTAGGATCTAACGAGTTTTTAACTTTATCCAAATGCACCATAGCAGCATACTTAACTTCGCTATTATAATTTTTATTTGAATAATCTTTATCATTAGTTTGCTTATCGTAGGGTTCAGCATTCCATATTAATATTTCATCTATAAAAATATTGTTGTCTATAAAAGAATGTAGTACAGTTGTACTATCTGCTCCTCCACTATAATATAGAGTTAAATAATCATACTGTTGTCGTAATTGTAATGCACGGGATTTGTACAACTCCATTAAAGGAACATTAATAGGAACTGACCAGTCGATGTTTCCATAGACATTATCATTAAATATCCAAGAAACATCGAGTCCACTTTTTTTGCTTTCTAAAAGTGCGTGAGTCTTGTTAGGAAACTTTTTTTGTCCTACTAAGTAATATCCTAATCTTTCTTGTGCCACTTTATTTCCTTTGTTAATACAAATTGTTATATATTTCTGTAACTCTATTGCAGATATCTACAATGTTATCAGGCATATAAGTTTTTACATACTCTGTTTTAGAAATTGTTCCTAAGGATTCATAGGTAATAACTTTGTCGTAATTAATATTTAAATTATGTAGACAAAAATTATTTCGTGTAATCATATATATCGATCTTATAATAACATCATCATTTATTTCTAAGCTGTAATTTTTAGTAATTTCGTTAGAAGTAGTCCACCACTTTTCCCTCATAAAACTAATATAACTACTTACAATACTAGCAATGTCATCTTGTCTATATAGTTTTATTTTAAAACAATTACTATTAAGTAAAGCACTATAAGGTGTAAGTTTGTTTATTTGATCAGGCATAAATTTAAGAATGTATTTGCTATCTTTGCTATGATAATGGTCATAAAAATCCTGCTTTACACCGTTTACGTGCGGTCCCCAATTTTTTCCGCGGGTTTCCGGTGTATGCCACGGTTCTAAATAATAAGGAACATCATATAAATTAGACAAATGTGTAGCATATACTGTCGAACCAGATCTATAGTTTGCAACAATAATTACAGGCCATTTACTAATTTCAATATTTTCCATACCTATCTTCTAGTGTTTCCGTAATGGATTACTGTACAATTTGGATTTACATATGAGCGCCATGGGTCAACTACTATGCTACCGTTAGGAATATCGCAATACAATTTGTCTGCACTAGTTTTACCGGTATACTTGTATGTAGTACTTGCGCTGTGTGCTAATAAAAATACACAAGGCACCGATGTATCAAAATCGTCACCTGTTAGTGGATCTACATACACAGGTTCAAATTGTTGCTCTTCACAGTAATGACCAATCAGTAAACTGTAACTACCATCGCAATATTCTACGTTTGGCTTGTATGCCTTACCATGAATAACAATCTGCATATTATGTTCATTTGCATGTTGCACTAGTTCTAATGCAATGTTCTTTGCTTGTATTTCTCTTGCGTTCATAATGCTGTCAAATAAATCGTATCCTAAATTTAACTCTTTAGCCATGTAACGTAGTGCAATGTTATCGCGGGGGTGACAATTATGTACTACTAGTCCGTTATCAGCGTTAACATAATACTGGTCATCTTCGTGACTATCGTTAGGTTCTACTTCTAAGTTATATACCTTGCCAGTATAGTGTTCTTTTTCAATTTTAGTTATGATTTCTAAACTCATACATCTATTCCTAATTTATTCAGTTCTTGTTTTTTAAGAACATTGATTTTGTTTGGATATTGCTCGTCGAGCAAGGCCCATTTGTCTTTTTGTTTTGTGTGCCAGTAATCACTTTTAATGTCTACATATCCGCCCATACTAGGAACATAAAAGTCAGGATAATAATTCCTCATATACTTTCCATCAAAGTAAGGTAATCGCCCTTCATGACACGTAAAAACAATGTCATTTGTATCTAGCCATTCAATAAATTTTAATTCCCAAGTTCCTTGAACCGTATACGTGGTGCCATTTGAATGATCGTACTCGTACCATTTACAACGTCCTGAGGTGTCAATGCCTATATATACTCCTCTAGCATGTGCATCAATAGAACCTTGCACATATTTTTCTCTTTCAGCCGGGTCTTTCATCATTTCTGTTCGTGTAGCACTCACCTTCTGTCTGGTTTCTGGATTCTTCATTGGGTTTTTTTCACCACAAATTCGTCCTTTATGGAACTTTGAAATATTCTGGCGATATGCTACACTTTCTTTAGTCGTGTGGAATAATGTTGCGGCCTTTGACAACGACTCTTTATATTCAGGACGGTTTGCTAAGATTGCCCGCCAACACGCATTACAATAATCTTTAATAAACAATGTAGGATACGTTTTTTGCATTTTTATATAATGTGTTTTTGTCCGAATATGGATTTCTCTACACTCATCACATTCCAACTTAACCATTTTATCCTTAACTATTCTAAATGTGTTGTTTCCGTTGCCTTCCTTGCGATCTCTTCTAAATTCCTCTACAATCATGATTGTTGCTCCTTAATACTTATTTATCAAAAAGGTACATGACATGCACTATTATATCCCACTAATTATACAGAAAATAACTTATCAGTGTCTAGTACCTCGTCTGCTCTAATGAGCAATCGTGCACCATCTCTACTTACTGGCAGTAGGTGTTCTGCGGTACATTTCAATGTTTTTCCAGATTTAGTATGAAATACTAAAATTGTACCATCGTACTCCCTAGTAGTTGCTTCGTACACCTTCTTTTCGTCAGACTTTGACATAGCATAATTTGCAGACTTAACTAGATTAACAGTTTTAGAGTTGAAAAATTTATGAAATTCCTCTATAGAAATCTTGTTGCCATTTACTTCAATCGGGAAGGTGGGTAACACACATCCACCTCCATCGCCCATACCAGCTTTCATATACTGTGGACCCATGATACGCATAGTTGACTTGGCTAACGCATCTGTAACTACGTC